CTTGCGAGGCTTCCTTCCACGCTTGGTAGGTTCCGCTGCATTCTGATTGGATTCGTTCTCTTGCATTTTTTAAAGTGTTGAAAATTGAACGTGCTGATATTTTTGTTTTCGATGCGAGGGTACGCATACTCATATCGGTGTTATGGTACAGGTCAAAGATCTTGCGATCGTACCAATGCCATTCTTCCGTGTTCTCCCAAATCTCATCGTAGAGTTCGACAATGGCTTCTTCCGCCTGCTGATTGGTATCTTCGAAGATCAGCTCATCTTCAAGTTGGCTTACGTCTACAAACTCAATTCTGCTCTTGGCCTTCATCAAGGTGGCGTACATATTCCGGAGCGTAACGTACACGAAAAAGGTGTTCACCTCTTGCTCGTTGTACATTATTTTTTCAGGTTCTTCAATGTACTTATAGAGCCGAACGTACATCTCTTGGACAATATCGTTGGCAAGGTCTTGGTCTGCACCAAAACTCTTGACCATCCGAATCCAATCGGTGTGACGTTCAGCGAGTACGTTTAAGAGTTCCAAGATAGTTCGAGCAGTATGATTCCGAGTGCAACCTGTACCTGTTGGATGGTTTCTTCTTCGTCAAGGTAGTCGGTCTTTGACCAATTCACACCAACAACGAAGCCGTAGATAGGGTAAATGCCAACATTAAAATTCATCAAATGTCTTTTTCAGGGTTAAATATAGCTCTTTATATTTAATTAACTCCGTTACAATATCATTAAGCCTTTTGATTTCATCCTCAAGAGACTTAATATCTACCGCATCCAATACCTCAATTGGGTACTCATCACGGATCTCACAGGCTACTTTGTACGCCCATCGGTAGTCTTTGTAATTGAGTCTTGATTTATGTTCCTTTTGGGCGTGGACTACGGATGAATGGTCACGGTCAAGGATTGAACCAAGCTCCATCAGCGTTGCCTTGTGTCGGTAGGCATTGATGAATGCGCCTCTTGCGAGTGTGTATTCTCTTTTGCGTGTGTCCTTGTCATCAAGTCCAAGACGTGCCATCAGAGCGTTCTTTGCTCGCTTCATTTGTTGTAGTTCAAAGGCTCTCATTTGCATTTGCAGAGTGTTGCTCTGCCCTCTTTAGTGGTTTCTATTATTTTGGTGATTGGTACTTCAAAGTGCTTGTGGTCGGATAGCCTCTTGAATTTAAAGAAACTGCACCACTCCACAAGTTTGTCTTCGTAGTCTTGGATGATTTGATAGTCCAAGCAGATGTAGTCAACGCCATCTACCCTAAAGCATTCGTATTGCTGAAACGGAGAAAATATCTGCTTCATAGGTTGTCCTCAATAATCCGTTGCAGTCGCTCTATCTCCATCACCATTTCTTCGTTGTTGATACGGAGCTGCGCATTGGCGAGCATTACCTCGTTGAGCTTACGGTTGGCAAACAATCGGTAGTCAATAAACTGCTGCAAGAGTTGGTCTGCGTTGTGGCAGTTCATCACGTGGTCAAGAAGCTCGTCTTGCACCTCTCTGCCGTTGGACTTGTCTGCTGCTTGATGGGCAAGCCATATCGCAGTACCCGAAAGCATCAGTTGCTTCTCCCTGATGTACAGGTCGTGGAGTTCTTCAGAAGGGTACATCGTCAGGGTTTATTAGTTCAACGGGTTCATCTCTCTTTTGCGTCAACAAATTACGCCCATTTATTTTGAATCCTACGTTGCCAATCATTGACTGAAGAACAAGGGGCGTATCAAGCGGAGTTACCCTACCACCCGTTTCCATCTCCTTGACCTTGCGGACGTGGACGTGAGTATAAATCCAATCCGTTTCGTGCTGCGAGTATCGGTGGATGATGACTACCGCATCAGCTCGGTTGCCCCACTTACCTCCTCCTTCAATGTCAGAGGTCATCGGTGGCATCGGCATACCCTCGTATGGATGGCCTTTGTAGTGCGTTCTGCGCATTGCCTCCGTTACGGGGTGAGTGTTTACAATGGTGGTCACGTTGTTCTTGTGGGCGAATACCCGAATGGCGGATGCTACCTCATAGTGATATTCGTGCATCCCCGTTTTGCCGAGTTTTTTCTGATCGGTGGTCAGGGAGTTGTACGGATCAATGAGCGCACCTGTGTAGTCCCACTCGTTCTTGATGGACTCCATCACATCAAGTAAGTCAAAGGCATTGAATAGCCTGTTGCCATCAATGAATTGGAAGTACTCGTTTATCCAATCCAACTTGCGGAACATAGTCAGCTCATCAATTCCTTGAATGGGCTTGCATACCATAAACTCAATGAGCTTGCGCTTGAGTGATGCGACCTCGTTCTCTGCCGAATAGATAAGCCACTTCTTACCCATATTGTAGGACTGAAGAAGCATAAGGTACATCAAGGTGTGGGTCTTTCCTACGTTGGCGTGGCCTGTGACAACTATGAACTCGCCATCCTTGAAGCGAACGTATTCATCAAGTTCGTAGACACCGAGCTTGCCTGTGTCAAAGTATTTGCCCTTCAACGCCCTTTGAAGGTAGGGAAGCGAGGCTTCGTTTGGTAATAGATCGGGATGTTTCATATTCTGATTGGTGTTGCTAATATACAAACTCTATCCAATAAAAAAAGCCTCCCGAAGGAGGCTCTTACGCAACGCCCGAAGAAACCAATCAGAACGGGCTTTCGTTGCGTGAAGCAAAATGCTCTTGGTGAGTGGCGGTTGATTGGTTACCGTTCATCCACTCATTGAATGTTGCTGCGTTAGCCAATATGGTATTGACATCGTGACCTGCTGCACAGGCGTACTCCACCGCAGCCTTCAAAGCTACTTGGCGGATAATAGAGGCGGAGCGTTCATCACCTGACACTTTCGAAGTATTGGCGAAGCTGCCTCCTGAACCTCCATTAAATCCACCACCCGTGAAGGGTTTGTTGATCTTGATAGTACCTTTTTCGTTTTTGGTGTAGTCCACCTCATCGCCTACGGCATAAGATGGTGTCGGTGATTTAGCAAATGCCGTTCCGAAGTCACCGTTGTCGAAACGGATCTCCAACTTGAACAGGTCTTGCCATTGCCCCTTTGGGGTGATGCTTACGATTTTAGCCATTGTCTTGATTGGTTTTAAATGAATAGAATTGCTTGCTGCTCCAATACTTCAACCTTTGCTTGTAGCTCGGTTACCTTTTCTTGGAGTGCTTTGATCTGCGCCTGCTGCACTTGCAGGGCTTGGGTGTATGTTTCTTGAGAAAGTGAGAGTGTCATTGTGATTGGTTTTTGTTTGAGCAAATATACTCAAGATTCTGAATCTACAACCCAACCCTCAAAAATAATTTCAGCGGTGTCCTTTGGGATGGCATCGGAGTGGGTCATCTTGATTCGGTTGACGTACTTTGGTGAGTCATCCTTTATCCCTCCCCATTGCTTGAACGCATCAAGGGCGAACTTGATAGCCATCACGCTATTGTCCAAGTCGTATCGGTAGTTGACCTTACACTTGATTTGCACGTTCTTCAGCTCGTACTTGTCGTACTCTTGCAGTTGTTGCAACACTTCACCGCAATGCTTCTCTTTGGCCTTTGCTCGTACTGTCCAATGCTTTGATGCATAGAATGCGTTGAGGCTTGGTACTTTGCCTACGGTGACCTTGTAGGATGTTAGTCTGCCTGTTGGTAGCCGCATTGAATGGCGAAGTGATGATCAAGTTTTGCTACCTCTGCGAGTAGCTCTTGCTCTTTGTATTTCGCCTGTTGGCGTTCAGCATACGAGTTGCCGCAGTTGGCGAATAGAGAAGCACACTCCTCAAGGATGAAGTCAATCTTTCTGCGTTTGGCGGGGTTAGTATAGTACTGCATACTTGACATTGATTCCTTCAATTGTTGCGCTTTCTGCTGATTGCTCATCGTTTATCTCTTGTTTTCTTTGGCGGTCTAATTCAAACTCAAGATGCGCAATGGCCTTCTTGATGTCTTGGGTGATGGGGTTGTTTGGCTTCTTACCTGCCCTCATCAGGTAGGTCAGCGCAGTCCCGATGTTGTAGTTGTCGGGTTGGAAGTCCATCACCACATCCTTCGCCTCTATTCCGAGAGTCTTGCCGATGTAGTAGGTTGGTGTCTTGCTCATTGTCTGATGGTTTGCTCAAAGGTAAATCATCCCAATACAAAAAAATGTAGTCGCTCACTATTTAGAATGATTAAAAATTAGCATAATCTTTACACAGGTGCTTGCGTATGTCAAGATTATTTAGTTTTTTATACAACTTACTTAACTTAAGTAAACTTATTACTTGACTTAACTACCAAGTAAGTCAACTTACAACTTTACCAAGTACTTGAAAGAAAAAGAAACTTGACAAAGAAAAAGAAAGGAATCTTGCTTCTAACGCATTATTATATGCCAAACCATACAACCATACCACTTTGGGCAGAAAGTGTATTAGAACGCATATAAACAACCTCTACGGGCTTATTCAGTCAGTTTGTCAATCCACCGCTTGATGAAGTAGGCAAACACCAAAACGAAGATGATGGTGAAGACCGCCTTGTCAAAGTTCCACTTCTTGACCTTCGGCTCTTGCGTGGCGAGTATCTTGGTTTGAGTCACACGGATCGTATCAGGCTCACAGGTAGCCTCAACCACGACCTTTCGGTCTATGTACTTGAGCTGAAGGCGTACCTTGTCTTGGTAGATGGTCGTGTCCTTTAGCACCTCCAATGTGTCCAACAGGTACTTTGTTTCGGTTACAATCACCGTGTCCTTGACAATCACACTCTGAAGGATAGGTTGCGCAGTACGGCATCCGCTAACTGCCGCAAGAAGTACACTCGTCAGGATTGTCAATGTTGCAGGTCGGTTGAGGTGCTTCCTCAAGTTGGTTAAGCCATTCATCAAAATTGGAGGTATTTGGTTTTGCCATTGACTTTTACTGCCTTTAGTTTTTGTTTTCGGTTCTTGCCTTCTGAATAACTTACGTGAACCCACGATGGTGCATCTGCCGTGCCGAACTCCCATATCAGTTGATCGTACTCCAAATTATCAGCAATCCAATGGAACAACACATCGTTGCCTCCTGCGTACTTGAGGTCAGCCGCTTGAGCCTGTACGTGCTGCGAGGTCTTTGCTCCGCCTACTCGCTTATTGACTTCAGGTGAACGATACGCACTCGTCACCTCAATCGCTCCTAATGCATCTCTCGCAGGCTGTAAGACGTTTTCTGCAAGCGCACGAAGGTTGGGTTCCAAGTGCTTCGGTAAAGCGTTAGGAAGGCCTGTATTCGTTTTGGTCAGTTCAGCAAGCGAAAAGTTCTTGGTCATTGGTTTTGATTTTAATAAAATCTTGCTCGTTATTGGTTTTGATTTTGATAAACCGACTTAACAATCTTAAGTAAAATTGTTGAACCGACTTTACACTTTGAAGCCTTTACACTTTACCTTGTGAGGCGTAGGGCTTCTTGTAGTTCTTGCTCCGCTTGTTGCTCGATGCGCTCTTGCTATGCTTTCTGCGCTTCTTGCTTTTACTCACATGACTATTTGCTACCGGACTCTTTGCCATCTTTAGGATCTTTTAAAAACAACAGGGCGAAGGCACCCATCAAAAAGGCAGATACCTCCGTGAGCGTAGCACGCTGATAGAACACCAACACAAAGCATAGCCCTATAATAAGAAGCCCCAAGATGGTGGTCTTGGGGTTCTTAAAGATTCGCTCAATTAGCATTTTTCTCCTTTAGCCAATCCCTGCGCCACTTCCACAAGGTGTAGGCAAGCGATGCCAAAAGCACCAACAAGCCCAACGCTTGATGAACGTAGCCGACAAGGAGTCCTGCTCCCGTTAACGACCAAGATGTGATAACGCTATCAGCTGATTCCTTCGTCATCGCTTGAGAATTCAATCGTTGGCAGCTTGTGCAACTCCTCTAATGCCTTCACGATGTTAGTGACCTCAACCAAGTTAAAGCATCCCTTTGCGATAGCGATGTTCAACGCTTCGGTCGTGACCTGTAATGCTACTGAATGTTCCATTAAAAAGGCAGTGGGGTGTTGACAGGTGAAACGGGTGGGTTCTTCTCTGACTCAATCATACCATCAATGCAAGCGTATGTATTGCTCACGCCATCCTCGCCAAGAGCCTCTTGTACCCATCCTACAACAATTTCGTTGGTAAGGTCTTCGTAAGGTACGAAGTCGGGCTTTTCAGGGTCAGCTTCAAACTGCTGCATTCCGCTTAATGAAGCAGAGTATTCGCCATCTACGCCTTCAACAATGTAAAGTGCGGTAACCACATACCCTGCCTCCGTAGGAAGGTCAAGGGTGTAGAGGTTGGTGATTGTCCAAGTGTAGGTCATTGTTATACTTTTAAGAGGATTTTGTATGCCGTTCCGTTGATGCGAACGCTCCAAGTTGCGTCAGATGTTACGGCTTCAGCTGTTACTGCTCCTGCGGGAAACCCTGCACTACCTACTACAAATTGATTGCTTCCCACAGCTGTTGCAGCAAGGCCTAAAATTACGGAACTATTGTAGCCCGCTGAACTTGCTTGATAACCTAATACAGAGTTATTACTTCCCGTAGAAATTGCAAAAGTTCCTACACAAGAATTTGAATTTCCTGCTGCTGAAGCCGAAACCCCACTTCCAATAAATGTGTTGTTTGCACCCGTAGTTAAACTATTACCTGAGCCGTGACCCATAATAGTATTGTCCGTTCCCGTAGTGACAGAGAAACTTGATTGAAATCCTATTGAGGTGTTGTTTGCGCCCGTATTAACCCGCAACGCTTGATAGCCGATAGCGGTAATGCCCGTACCGCTCGTGTTGGTTGTTGCGGCTTCATAACCGACTGCTGTGTTATTGGATGCCGTGTTGGCGTTTAAGGCATTACGGCCTAATGCGGTATTATTACTCCCCGAAACGTTAGATACTAATGTATTAGTTCCAAATGCAGCGTTGTCAATACCCGTAGTATTGGAAATTAAAGCATTTCCACCTACTGCGACATTATTTGACCCCGTAGTGTTGGCAACCAAAGCGGAACTACCTACGGCAGTGTTGAGGTTGCCCGTACTAACCCGCAAGGCTTGATAGCCGATAGCCGTAATACCCGTTCCACTCGTGTTGCTAAACGCTGCCTCGTAACCTACTGCGGTGTTGTTAGCTGCGGTGTTGTTATATAGTGCCGTAACCCCTACTGCGGTATTGTTACTATTCCCCGTGACTAAAGCCAAAGCACTACTACCTAAAGCCGTGTTGTTAAAACCCGTTGTATTGTTTAATAACGCAAAACGACCAACTGAAGTATTGCTACCGCCCGTTGTGTTTGCAGTCAACGCACCTACGCCTAAAGCAGTATTATTCGCACCTGTGGTATTTGAGTCCAAAGCAGTATCACCAAAAGCAGTATTGCTCGTAACGGCTCCTGCTCCGTAGTTGGTCACCGCACTTGATGAAACCAACAAAGGCAAGTCATTGCCCAAGCCATCGCTCAAACGCTTGAGAGAGCCTGTTACGGCTCCGTTATCGCCTACCTTGATAAGTGAATCGTATGTGTCCTGTGGGGTTGTCCCCGTTAAAGTTGTTCCCATTAGCTATTCCAAGTTGTACTCCAAGTGTTCCAAATTTCTACTATTGACTGCCAAACCTCCTGCTCGTTAGCACCATAAAGGTTGGTAGTGGGGTGACCATACGACAATGGCTGAACGTACCCCCAAGAGATACTATTCGTTGCGGCAGCCTGACCCCAATAGATGTCATTGTTTGCTGCTCCCTGTCCCCAATCGCCTTGTATTCCCATTCTCTCCTAAATAACTTTTGAGCTTGACAATGTTGCTCGGCTTCGGTTTATAGGTGTCTTTCTTTGCCATACTAAAGTACCCACGATGAAAAGTTGGCATCCGTGTCAGGGAACACATCAGCGTTGTTGTTCAAGTAGTATTCAGGGAAGGTTGCCTGATTGTAGCTCATATAGGTGATGAAGCGGTCAGTATAGTACTGCGCTATGTTGCGCTCCTTCTCAACCAAAAAGTCAACCTCAGTTTTGTCTACGCTTGTTGAGTTCTCGCTCGTGTGCTTGTACACCCCGCCATTGGCAATAGTATACGCAGCAAAAGGCAAGTACTCCACCATCGCAAAGTGAATCAGCATCGGCTGAAGGTAGTCGTTGACCAACGCCAAGTAGGGATTGGCAAGCGTACCTGCGATGATGTCGTTGCTAATCTTGTCGTAGAGCTTCGTGCCTGTGTAGTTTTGGATGTGGATTTCTTGGGCAATCTTAATGAATTGCAGGAATTTGTCTTGGTCCACGTTACCACCAAGTGCGGTCTGCCGCACCAAATCCTCTCGCTTAATCCAAAGTGCCGTCATTTTTCTATTTGTATTTTAATGAACCACGTGATGGCGTGTCAATAGGGCGTTTTTGAGCCTCATCCCAAGCGGTTGGATTCAACTTGCTTGATGGTACGCCTGCGCTGATAGCCGCTTCCGTAGATACAACTTTATCATTCTCCAATCCTTCGTTCGGTAGGAACTTACCTCCATCACGTTTGCGGAAGTAAACCAAACGCCTCCAAGCGTGGTGGCAGAACGCTCCGCCTTTCCACTTCCAAATGGAATAGACGCTTTGTCCTGCGGGAGCGAACTGACCATTGACTCCGCTAAAGCTCATCATATCAATGTCCTCCTTGCGGAATACTACTCCTCCGTTTGCTGCTGCTACCATCTCACGGCAGAACTCACGGCTATTAGCCGACAGGTTGCGAGTGTATGCGTAGCGAATCTTGTACAAGCCACTATCAGCCTTGCTCTTTTCATCGGCATTGCTGAAGTCCTCTACGGCAAAGTTGTACTGCGTGGCGAGGTGGGTGTCCTCATTGTCGGGGTCGCTGACTACCTCATCAGAGATGAGTTCCCATTCGTTTAAGTCAACGACCTCACCCTTTCCCCGCAGAGCCTCAATCCACTTGTGTTCTTCTTCGTGAGTGAACTCAGGCACATCGCTCTTGAACTTCTGCGATTTCATCTGCGTGATGATGTTTGATGCGTTGCCTGCGAACAAAGCACGGGCAACCGCAGGATCAAACTGAAGCATCTGCACAAGGAATGTTATGGCTTGGTCTTGCGTAAGAACACCCTCCTGTACGGCTCGCATAATATCCAACGAGCTTGCAATCTGCGCTCCGTTGTACGAGGCCTCCTTCTGAATCAACTCCTCTTGAGCATCCGAAGGAACACCACCAACGGGCTGCGCTTCGCTGACCTTGATTCCCGTTTCTTCTTCCACCACTTCGGCATCCTCTACAACGAGGTTGCTGAACTCAAGCGGCTGAAGCGTCTTGAAGTAGACGTTCAAGCTAAGGTCGTTGTATGAAAGAATCTTGTTGATGCCATCCAAGATGGTTTCTTGCATCGGCTTGATGACAATGTTCTCAAACAGGATAGAAGCCGTTTTAAGCTCCTCTGCGTTGTTTCCTAAGCCTGAGTTATCCTTGATGCCCATAAGCATCGGAGAAGTGATGCGGTGGCCTACCATCAGTTTCTGCATTGCCTCATTGGACAAGAACTGATATTGGTTGTGGGCATCGCTCAGTTGTACCGTTTCAAGTGTTGCTTTAGATTCAGCATTGTCGTTGAACGCCAAGATGAACTTGCCTGCGTTGTTCGTGCCGCTAAACTTGTTAGCAATCTGCATCTCAATCTGCCTACGCTCCTCCTCGCTCGGTACTCCGTTATTGAAGTTGATGAGCATTGAAGGGTTTAGGCCGTTCTGAATGTTGTTGATGTGGAAGTTTGCAATCTCCTCCTCAAGCTCTGCGTAAGGTAACGCTCCCTGATAGTCTACGGGTGAGTAGTAGTAGAATCCTGCTCGGTATGGTTTGATGTACAATACCTCAAGACCTTCTTGGCTTGTGCCGAATGCGGGAATGCGGATAGGCGTTTCTTTGCGCTGCGATACCGCACTCCAATCCTTTGCGTAGTAGTAACCCTCAACCTCGCCATCTTCGTTGCACTTCTCAGCACGGAGGCTCTCAATGGGGATATGCTCCACCTCTACAATGGTATTGTGGTCTTTGGAGTAGATGACTTGGATGGCGCATTGACCCATCATCTTGTAGTCGGCAACGAGCTTGCGAACGCAGTCTTTATTGAACAACCCCTTCATTGCTGCGTATTCACTCGGCTTGCGAGCAGAATCCGTAGCATCTAACCCCTCACCATAGATGAAGTCCACCACGCCATTGATTAGGGCGTTGTTGGTTGGTGATCCGTTGTAGCGGTCAATCAGGTACTGAAAGTAGTTATTGTCATCACCATACTGCACCCAATCCTTGCCCTGCACCTCGCTGATGTTAGGGGTGGTGTAGGAACTTAGGTTGACAACGTGGACTTTAGATGATGATGTAGTCGTTGTCGTAGCTTGTTTCTTCGGTGTAGACATTTTGGTTGACCGTGAATTTGTCATATTCGGTTTGTGAAGTTACGAAGACCCTATCTCGGTAGATGAGGTTTCCTGAGTTAAAAACCTTCAAACCATAGAAGCGGTTGTTCACCAACGAGAAAGTGCCTGTGAGGGTCATAAAACCATTCGCAGAGGCAGCAGTCACCGCAGGTGTTGCCGTAGTGTTTGTTGATTCATCAATCAGTTGAATCGTTACGCTCGCAGGAAACGAACGTGGGATGATTGTAATTGATTGAGGCGAAGCCGATACTTGTAAAATATGCA